ATGGCAACTCTTGGTCTTATTCCGATTCCGGAGGACCTGCCCCTTTTCCCCGTCCCCACCGAGAATGTGAATGGCCTCCTCGCTACCAGCGAGGATCTCGGCCTCACTGTTGAGGAAAAGCAGGAACTCGACAACTACCAGTCTGCGCTGCGGATTCTTGGTCCGGCAGCCGGAGCTGTGCTCATGTGTCCCGGCAACCAGGAGAATGTAGCGGACGAGGACAAGTGTCCGTACTCGTCGAAGTGTCCCTTGCTCCGGATGCACAAGGCTCCCGAGGACAAGATGTGTCCCGTGGAGCGCATGATTGTCGAAGAGCGTTTCAACGCCTGGTGCAGAGAACTTTCCACCGACCCGGTCCTGGCGAAGGAATCTGACCGGGTCGCTATTTCCGATCTCTGCTGGATCGACCTTCAGATGCAGCGTTCGCTGCACATCCTCAGCAAAGGCGATGAGGCCCGCCTCACAGTTACCAACCCCAAGGACGTTCACCCGGAGACCTTCCTTCCTATCTCCTGGGAGAAAGTCATCCACCCGAACGTCGAGCTTTTGGTAACACTGCAGACCCAGCGCAGAATGATCTTGAAAGATTGGATGCTGACTCCTGAACAGAAATGGAAGAGGGAAAAGGCAGAGGGCAAGGGATCTGGTAAGGACATAGCCAGCAAGCAGTCAGCACGAGCCGACCGGCTCAGAGCGATCAAGTCAAGCAACGAGGATTAAAAACAGACCCCCACACGGAGATGGACCCAAATCCACCCGTACTCGCCGGGCCAACTGAGAAGTTGGCCTGGTGAATCTCCCGAGAGGTAAGAATGCCAGGACGCGGCAGACCAAGGGCAAGCATTACCAGTGAGCAGGTTGCATCCGAACTCAAGGCTGGGTTGAAAGTCAAACAGATCGCCAAGAAGTACAACTGCTCTCCTGACACAGTCGAGCGCAGGGCGAATCCAACAGGCAGGGCCGACAAACGGGTAGGGCATCACGGTTCCGCAGCGAAGAAGACACCTCCTTCCCCAGTCGATATTGGAACCTTCAAGGCTACCGACGGAAATGAGGCTGATGATTCGGCCAAGTCGGATGAGCAGCCCACCACTTCCGTCAACGGGCGGCAGTGGCTGCTTTCCAAGGTGGTGGGCAACGACATCCGCCAGCGGTACTGGTACAACAAGGATCAGGATCGCTACATCACGGTGATCCGCGGTGTGGGCGAGCCGATCGTGACATCCGGCGCCGAGCATCGCGCCATCTGTGAAGCCTATTCCAACATGGTTGGAAAGAGCTCCACGTTGAACGAGATCGCGCGCGATTTCGGCATGCCCAGGGCCTGGCTGATTCAGTACCTGCACATCCACGGCATCACCCACGACAAAGAGCCGTTCTCAGCCGAAGAGCTGATGGAACGGCCCACCGACGACCTGGTCGAAGATCTCTACAACATGAAGCGCCGGGCGGTCTTCACCGCCATGAACGAGAAGTCCTGGAAGGAAACCAAGAAACGGGCTGCCTTGTGGGACAACTTTGAGCATTCAGTGTCACGGGTTGTCGACGACTGGGCAAACCGCTTCGTTCCCGACTACCGTCCGCAGTTGGTGAACATCATACGTGCGTCGAGGCCGTTCTCGGCCGTGTTCCTGCCGATGGACTTCCATTATGGAAAGGGATCCTGGTTCGACGAAGCCGGCCACAGCTACACACGGCAGAGTTGTAAGGAGCTTCTGAAGTTCCACACCGAGAACATCCTGAACAGTCTGGTGGCGCGTGGCCGACCCACTCGCATCGTCGTTCCCTTCGGTTCCGACTGGTTCCATGTGGACAATCAGTTCGGCAGCACCACGCGCGGCACGCCTCAGGATCTGGACGGCACGCCCGAGATGATCCTGAGCGAGGGCCTCGAGTTCAAGGTCGAGTTTTGCGACTGGCTTCGTCAGGTCGCACCGATCGTGCTTCTTCCTTGCCCCGGCAACCACGATCACCACTCCGACGTTGCCTTGATGAAGTACCTGCAAGCCTGGTACCGGAATGACGACGACGTGGAGATTGTCGACAGCCTGATGAGCCGCAATTATTACGTCTGCGACAACACGCTGATCGGCGCCACCCACGGCAACGATGTCAACCTGTCCGACCTGCCCACCTTGATGGCCAATGAACGTCGCCAGGAATGGGCCCAGACCGCCCATCAGATCTTTGTCACCGGACACATCCATGGCGAAGTGCTTGAGGACGACGGTGGCATCATGCACTACACCTGCCCGTCGCTGTCGGCGGCAGATCGGTGGCATGAAGGCCGCGGCTACAACCTCAACCGCCAGGCGATGGCTGCGATCATTCTCGATGAAGAGGACGGTCCCACCAACTTCGTCGTCTCAGCGCGCCAGAACCGGACCACCGTCGGCTTCAACATCAAGAACCGGTCGAGAGCGGCTTAACCCATAACAGATAGGGACACCAACCGACAGCGCGCCTATCACCGGCGCGCTGTTGTCGCATCAGCCAGGACAGGACCATGAAACCCTTCTCCACACAGATCAAGAAGCCCGCACGAAAGGCCGCACTGGCCGCGATGCCCACCCGGGTCATGAGGACAGGCGTGAGCCGGTCCGTGGTCGGCGGAGTCGCACGTTCAGCCAGGACCAGCGGCGCCCGCAGGCTTCGCGGGGTCTGATTCCTATACTGATGCTGTATGGCCTTGACATTTGACCCATGCAAGCCCTTGAAAACGCGGGGCGGCGGTCGCGGGTCAAAACTTACCCCTTGTGGCTCATAGCCCGCATGGATGAGCGGAACCGCACGGGTTTATTATCATTTGGATGCAGGTTCTCCGGCCAGTTCACTGACCAGATGCCCTTCCGTGATTGGCAGTTTGAAAGGCGAACCCCAAAATGAAGATTCTCACAGCATTAGGCTTGGCCCTGGCGGTCACTTCCGCGACGGTTTGCACCGCCCAGTTGGTGCGCACTGAAGAGATTCCGGTTGGGAAGATCAGCGATTTGTATGGCACAGGGTCCATCGAGGTCACAGTAAAGATCCCCCATGGAGCGGGCTCGGGCGAAAAGGCCCTGGCGATCAGGGTCGTAGATAGCCTCAACGAGTACACGACCAGCATCGACACATTCAATTCCCGTGAGGTTGCTTTAGTCATTACCAATCTTCAAGAAATGGTGGACGAGTCGGCGAAGTCACCCGACTACCTGGAATACCCTCTACCGGAAAAGAAATTCGAGGTTAGTATCAAGGGTGGACCAAAATCTCAATTTGGCATAACTCTTAGCATTGCTACTGCTGGCACTGCAGATCGCACGGAAGCCGACAATAGGCAAGTTCTCAAGGACTTCCTTGATTTACTGAAGAAGGGACAGTCATTTCTAGAATCCAAAGATGACCCGCGCTCTGAACAACCACCATCTGCTCAAGCGCCAATGCTGCCAGAGGCCACGAAGCAGGCAATGTTAACGAATTCAGAAACAGGCAAGTCTTCACCTGCGGCAGCCGCAGCCTTGGCAGACGCTGGTCACGTACTAACGCCGGAAGAAATGGCTGGGCAAGTACAGGCCGGGCAAGCATCGAAATGCGCTGTGATCACGAAGCCGCCTGGAGCCGAGATTTATGTAGATGGCAACAAAGCTGGACTTTCGCCGATGGTATTCGTGCTGCTAAGAAAGGCCGATACCCCCCGCGTCATCACTATCAAATTGAGCGGCTATAAGACGGTGGAGAAGAGGGTCGTTCCTGATGGAAACATTATCCCCTTAGGGTTGACTCTAGAAAAGGAAGAGGTGCCCCCCAGTCCACCACCCCCCCCCGCCGCAGAACTAGCTGTTGCATCGGCCCAACACAATGGCATCGACTCCGCACTGCTGGCTAAGGCAAAAACGGGAGACGCCACCGCCGAATATCAAGTTGCCTTCGACTACGAGTTCGGAACTCCTCCGGACGACATCCAGGCAGCTGTCTGGTTTCGCAAGGCCGCTGAGCAGGGACTAGCTGAGGCTCAATACAGTCTTGGGGAGTTGTACGATCAAGGCGATGGCGTGACTCAAAACGAAGCTCAAGCCGCTGTTTGGCTTAATAAGGCTGCTGAGCAGGGCTATGCCCCTGCACAATTCTTCCTCGGCTTAGACTACGACGGCGGCAAAGGCGTTCCACAGAATTACACCGAAGCATATTTTTGGCTGGATGTAGCCACATCGGGCAATCTCAAAGGAGTCAAACCGGAAGATGTAGCCAAGTGGCGGGACGAGGCTGCCTCACACCTGACGCCAACAGAGTTATCCAGTGTGCAGGAACGTGCCCGCATGTGGATTAAAGCTCGACCCACCGATTCGACTTTGCCGAAGAGCGGCGACACACTCAAGAAGCAGGCTGCTAGCGGTGATGCTGAGGCACAATACAAACTCGGGGTGTTGTACGAGGATATTGACGGCTTGAACCCGGACTACGCCGCGGCTGATGTATGGTTTCGCAAGGCTGCCGAGCAGGGGCTAGCTGAGGCCCAGTTCTACCTTGGCGTGTCGTATGACCTCGGCCAAGGCGTACCGCAGGACTACTCACAGGCAGCGTCCTGGTACCGCAAAGCAGCCGAGCAAGGCTATGCCTCAGCACAATGGAATTACGGCAAGCTTTACGACACCGGCTTGGGCGTACCCCAAGATTATGCTGAAGCATATTTTTGGCTGACCATTGCAGCAATGGGCAAGTTTAAAGCTCCGATCATGAAGGATCTGACGACGGAACGAGACAATGTGGCCGCACACTTGGCGCCAGCCGATCTCTCTCGTATGCAGGAACGAGCGAGAAAGTGGTTTGCATTACACCCACACCAAAAGGCCGATCAGCCGTGACCCCGCGCACGACGGCCCAGAGTTGGCGGCTCCGGGCCGTGGATAGAGATGGGATCGTGATATCACGCTTCGACGGTTATTTTGATGTTCGAAGGATCTACGCCGAAGGTGATTGCGAGCAGTCGCTTTGCTTCCGGAATCGTGAGAGAAGGAGAAGGAGGAGGGACCACAGTGACGAGGCTCTCTCCGGCCGGTTCAATGCCAAGGCCCGGCTCTTCAGCGTTTAGCGGAGTACGGAAGAAGCATGGATTGGCCAGACCAGCTCCTCCCCCCACGTGGGATATCGGATCGACCTCATCTTTATCGTAGAGCGACACCCAGACTCCGCTTCCGGGACTGATCTTGTTACCGGCCGCCAGCCGTGCCGCGTAGGCTCGGTCGAACCGCTCCAGCATGTCCTTTCCATCGATCATGTGCACTTGGATGAATTTCGCATTTTGCCACCTGTCGATGGAAACTGCGACGACGGCATCCACGTCCGGCAGTGTTATCCAAGACGTATCGTTTCGTTGGAACGCGATCCAGGTGTCCTGCGTCGTCTTAATCGATACGACTTTGCTTTGACCGTCCTTCTTAATCCGGCGGACGCTCGATTTTCCGATGCCGGGAATTCTTTCAATCGTGTAGCCGTTCTCTTCCAGTGCCTTCAAACCAATCTCAAAGAGACGTTTCTTACTCCCTGCATCTCCAGGTACTATGGGTGTCGTATTCATTTCTTCCCTACCTTTCCTCTAATCCTTGCAGTAGGATTAGCGTATATCTAAAAGTCTTGTCAAGTTATTTATAAGAAAATTCCATATGAGGCCAATAATAGCTACAAGGTTTTGATTTCTTTTAATAAGAACCAATAAATCGGCCGCCCCGGAACCAAGAGATTTTGGCCCATCCTGTCCATGCGTCAAGGCCGCAGCCGCTCGCGCGGTGCCTTCGGCAGCCCTGACACACGGCCCGGTCGGGCTGCTCTGCAAATATCCGGGGCAGGTAGTTTTAGAAACCAATTCCAAAGCCCGACCCCTGCTCGTGGCGTGGCTCGATCTCCTGCTGCGGCGTGATCTCCCGTTGCGGCGTGACTACCTGCTCCTGCTTCTGTTCTGGCTTCATCTCCGGCGCATGGGCGCAGCTGTGCGATACATCGTGCCCCAGCGCCGCTCCCAGCTTCTCGCGGTCGTTGGTGAAGATTTGCGCGTCGTATGCGCCGCGCAAAACAGCCCAAGTCACTCATTCAGGGACGTTTTGATCACGGTTGCTGCTTTGCAACGCCGGTAAAACGGCGTTTGCAGTATTTGCAGAACTCGGTTCGGGGATTCGCCAACAGAACCCTATACTAGACAGCTTCCAGGAGTCCGAAGTGAACAATCCCTTCAATCCGATCATCAGCACACTGAAGGCGACGAACTGGCGAGCTGCCGGGTTTGCCGCGGCCTCTGGAGGCGCTCAGTTTGCTGCCGGTGGCGTCGCTGTGGGTGCTGTCTTCGGACGGAAGAATCACAAAGGCAGAGCCATGGGAAGAGGGGCACTGTATGGAGGTCGCTGCCGGCGCGTGCCGGCGCCGCGGGTCTCTCGATATGGGCTCAGCGTGCTCTCCGGGCTGCAGCCTAACCAACAGATTCGGAAGTTCATTTGCCCAGATTCTCCCCAGCAACGCTCGCCGTCATGTCTGGCTCCGCAGTTCTTGGCGGAGCAGTAGGCTTTTCGCGCGCAAGTGCCGCCGCTCAGGACGATTCGGCTCCTGCGCGGCTGGGCTATTCGATCGTTCAGGGCGGCGCGACTGCCGCCGTGGCCGCCGGCGTCGGAGCATTCGCATGGAAAAGCCGTGACGTTCTGAGTTCAGCCGCCTGGGGAACTGCAAAGGGTATCGGCGAGAGCACCAGCCGGTCCTTGGGTCGAGCCTTCCAGGCCAAGGGATTCACCGGAATCCTGAGCCATCCTCTGACGATGGCCGGCTTCGGCGCGGTGGCTGGCGGCCTGATTGGCTCCAAACTGAGCGACGACCCCATCAAGGGAGCTGCCGCCGGCGCCGCCATCGGAGGCGTGACGACCCTCGCCGCCCGCGGAGTGACGAAAGCATGGGGCGGCGCGCCCTGGTATGCAAAGGCGGCCATGGTGGCAGTTGCTGCAGTTGGAGCAGGCACGGCGACGCGCGCCTTTACACACGAAGATTCCTATGCCGCCGAGGATCACGCCGTCAGTGATGGGCTGGGGCTACGAGACCGAACCAGGTGTTCGCCGGCGAATGAATTCGATGAACGCCACAGGAGACGTGGTCTTTGGTCTCCATTCAAGGCGGCACTAATGCTGGCGACGCTCACTCAGTCTGCGCAGAGCAACTTCACCAACACCGTCCAGTTCATTGGATCGATCCCAGCGCCTTATTGGAAAAGAGCCGCTCTTTCTGTAGGACTTCCTGGCTCTACCCTCGATGTCCAATCAATGGCTCAGGAAATGTCTTCTGCCCAGCGTGGCGAGATCGTTCCGACGACTTTGGGAATCGGAGCAGGTGTAGCAGTTGCTCCGGTCCTCCAAGGGGCAATGGCAATGGGGATTTCAACTGCGGCGGCTGCAATTGGCATTTCTATACCTGGGATTGGGACTCTCGCATGGCTGGCGTCCCTCTATCCGGATGCAGCGATAGGAGCGGGAGCCCGAAACACCGTGCGTGCCGTAACCGACCTCGGCAAACAGATTCGTCATTTGGAGTTCGGTGGCCAATACACCGATACAGTGACTGCCCAACGTCTGCGCATGCAGGCTTTCTATGAGATGAGCGGCGCCACTTCAGCGGCCCGCCGTTACCTGGGCCAAGAGGCCTACTTCCTTCACCGGTAATGGAGACAAAGTGAACAACCCACTCAATGCTATTTGGAGTTCTCTCAGCTCGGCAGCCAAATGGACAGCTGGCCGAGTGTCGCAACCTGGAATTGCAAGGAACGCTGCGATTGGCACAGGCATCGTTGCTGGTGCCGGCATTGCCGGCGGAGTCGGCGGCGCCTACAAGAACTGGTCCATCGGCGGGAATCAGGACAAGGCCCGGTCCGCCCGGATCGGTGCAACCCTCGGCGTCCTCGGAGCAGGCTCTGTCCTCGGAGCCCGTGCTCTCGCAAAGCGTGTCTAACCCAACCTTCAACCTTTGGAAAGTGAGTGCCTCATGGGATCTCCCGTCACCATTCCCAACCCGGCTCCCGGCTGTTCGTATCTGAACTACCCGCGAGCTGTGTTGAATACACCCCATCCTATCTACGGCGGGAACCTTGCCGGCTTCGGTGTGGGTGATCTGCCGACTCAGTTCGAGTCAGGCATTCCTGTGTTCAATGCCATTACGGCGAACGCGACGTCTGGGCTGATCGATGTCGCTGCCAACGCAATCGAACTGACCGCAACCTTCAGCGACCTCCACACCAGCTGCACGATCACGGTCTTCCTCGCGGACGGCGAAACGGTCGTTGCCACCTGGAACAACGTGTCGACTCTCAACAGCGGCAACTTGTATGCCGGCTTCGCTGAGCAGCGCAAGCTGATCGGCGGCGGCTCCCTCGTCTTCCAGGTCTCGAACTACGACGGCTCCGGATCCATCACCCTGTTGGTCAAGCGTACCGGATAAGTCCGAGGTGTTTACCCAGAGTAGGCGCCCTCTCAAGGCTTCCGCCGCTGTGCCAGTCTGACGAAACAGCGGCTTCCTTTAAGGACACAAGTGAGCAGCGGATTCGTTCCGTTGGCAAACCTGGTTGCCGGCCTCACGCCGGACGATCAAGAGTTCTTTGCCAACACCATCAAACGAGATCACGAATCAGCAGGGACCGACCAGGAGGGAATCCTGCGTCGGATCTTGGGCTGTAAGCAATGCCAGGACTGCGTTGCTGCCTATAAGCAGAAGCATCCAGGCAAGGCGTTCGGGATCAAGTGCGTCGGTGTCTATGACATGGCTGATTACGAGGCCATGCAGGCTGACCAGAAGGCGATCGACGAGAACGACTTCGACAGCATCGACGAGATCCGCGAGATATACGACCCGGCATTCTGGGCCACCAGGTACATGGTTCTGAGGGACGACCAGGGCAACATCGAGCCTTGCGCGCCGCGCGCGTACCAGGAAGAGGCCCTCCGTTGCACTTCCCCTCGCAAAGTAGATCGGTGGGGCCGCGGTCTGGGTAAGACTCTCTGCGGCGTCATCGAAGAGCTCCACTTCATCAGCATCAACAAGAACACCGAAGTCATGGTGGTGGCGCCTTCCCAGGCGCAGGCCCAACTGTGGTGGGACGAGATTGTCTTCCAGATCGAGAACTCGCCGGCGCTCGGCGGGAACGACTTCCTGATCTCGAAGAAGCAGCAACCTTATTACTACATGCGGTTCGGCAACGGCTCGGTCATCAAGATCTTCACGGCCGGTTCGAAGTCCGGCAAGGGTGCTGACTCCGTCCGTAGCCAATCTCCTCGCCGCATCCGGCTTGAGGAGCAGGATTACCTGGCGGACAAGGACTACCAGGCCATCATGCCGCTGATGCGCCGGTTCAAGAACATCACCTTCCATGGTTCCTCGACACCGACCGGCCTGCGCGGAATGTTCTGGCAGATGTGCAACAAGTTGCCGGACTACAAGGAATTCTTCCACCCGATCATGGACCACCCGAACTGGGGGACTGATCAGCTGAATGAGGAAGTCTGCCTGGCCGAGGCTCAGACCCTGGAGAAGTACCGGCATGAGTGGCTGGCCGAGTTCGGCGATCCGACTGCCGGCGTCTTCAAGTCCGCGTTTGTCGACTGGGCCATGAAGCCCTACAGCCTCAAGACTCTGATCCACGATCCGTCCAAACGCCATGTCATGGGCATCGACTGGAATGGCAAGGGCACTGGCACCAGGATTGTGGTCACCCAATACGATCCCGCCACGCGCAAACGGCGCGTGGTTCATCACGAGGCGATCGACGACGACAAGGCAACGACCAAGAAGTCCTTCAACAGGATCGTCGAGCTGAACAAGCTCTGGCACTGCGACTATGTGTACGTCGATGCCGGCTTCGGCTTCGTTCAAGACGAACTCATCAAGGACATCGGTGTTCAGGCCGGCACCTTCGATTCCGATACCGCGAAGCTGAAGTACATCAATGTCATTGACTTCGGCGCCAAGCTGGAGACCAACGCAATTGTTCCCAACCGGAATCCAGATTCGAAGTATCTGGCCGATCCCAAGGACGACATCCTGAAACGGCGCACCAAGCCATTCATGGTCGAGGGTACGGTCATGGCCTTCGAGATGGAGCTGGTCGAGGTTTCGCGCGAGTACGCACTGCTCGAGGAACAGCTTCGTGGCTTCAGGGTCAAGACCTGGACCAAGGGCGGCGCGGCCGACACCTATTCCACTGACGCCGACTCCGGCGATCACGATCTCGACGCGTTCATGCTGTCGATGCTCGGCATCGAGCTGAACTACGGGCTCTGGCACACCAAAGAGACCGTCAGGCGTTTGGTACAAATCGCCCATGTGTCAGGCTGGGGATTGCCGTCCACTGTGATTTCCCAGCCGACGGCAGCGCCTATTCCGACGCCTGAGCCTCCCGCCGCGGCACAGACCGAGAGGATGCGGGAGCTGAAGCGCGATGTTTCGGGCGTTCCTGCGCGAACCAAGCCACAAAGCAGCCTGCAGGAACAATACAGGTTGCTCCACATGGCCCGGCAGAGCTACACCGTAGCACCGATCAATCCCGGCGGCCCCGGCAACGGACGTGTTCCTTCTCGTACGAGTTTCTTTCAGACTTCATCCCGGCCAGGGTTTAACAGCACGGGCCGGCGCTTCGGTGGTGGCGGCTAATGGCCAACGGCGATCCCCAGAACAACATCGCGGCGAGCGTAGCGGCCAGCTACGACATGCCGATCGCTGTCTCGGTCATTGAGAAGCTGGCCAAGTTCCCGTTCCTCCAGCAGCTGGGCTATAACGGCCAGCTGAGCTGGTTGCAGGGAGGGTTCCTCGGGCTGCAGGACTTCTTCGACGAGATGACGACCTATTCGAGCGCCGCCGACATTCTGCAGGCAGCCTGGCAGCTCATTCAGAAGCGGGTTCCCCTCAACTTGGATGTGCAGAAGAGCCTGTACACAACAGACTCGATGGGGACGGTCGGCAATGCCTTCCAGCAGCTGGTCGGTTTCCAGCAGACCTTCGCCGTCAACCCTGACGACCTCTCCGATTCAACAGGCAGCGCAGTCGTCGCCAGCAATCTCCCGAGTTCCTAATGGCCTTCGAGTCGATCCAGTTCAAATACACCCCGCCTCGCACCGTCTCTGCGGTGATTCCCGCCACATCGGCAGCTCCGCCGGTGAGCCTGGCTACAGGCAACAGCCAGACGAATTCCGGGAACGCAGCGGCGAGCGCGTCGGCCGCCGGAAAGCTGATTGCCCGACTGGCGGACTTGCTGGACACCAACCAGTATCTGCAGCAGATGATCCTCGCACTGAGCACCGGGCTGGGAATCGAGTTCGATCCTTCGGTGGATCCGGAAACAGCAAGGGCGCTGCAAACGATCTATACGAACCTGCCGGTGCCGACGTCGCTGACCATCAGCATGTACAACCGGCTGCTCGATGCCAAGATGACGGCGTTGCAGCTCGAGTCGGGATTGGGGAACGGCACTCCTTATGAGACCAACCCTTTTCAGGCATCGGCCGTCAGTCAGATCAATCAGGCCATCGAGAGCGGACTGGTCAATAGCGGTCAAGCCCAGTATCAGGCCGCTCTCCTTCTGGGCCCGTTGAAAGGGGACGCTGTCCTCTTCAACAACATGACGGCCCAGCTGTCGCAGTATCCGGTCATCGCTTCGCCGGGAACCCCTTCGATCACCACCAACAATCCGAACCAGATCTCGATCTTGGGGCAGGATGTTTCCCCAGCCTTGGCGAGCACCATGAACAGCTCGCTCGACTCCTTCCAAAGTTCCTACGCCTCGGTCTATCAGCTGAATGCCAGTGTCGGAGTCGTTGGCCAGGACGTCAACAACGTCCTGAATCAGTTCTTCCTGGAGCCTCCCACCAATCTGGTGCGGATGATTCCCATGATGCGGGCTCTCCAGGGATTCACCCAGGGGCCTCGTCTGGATTCGATCGTCAACGGATTGACCGGTACCTCGTTCGTTCAGCTCATTGCTGAGGCAGCCGGCATGGTCATGATGGCCGACCGGTTTATGCAGACGGCGGTGCAACCTCTCAAGGGAAGCACTTCCAACATCGGCCAGATGGTTTCCCAGATCCAGGCGGCGGCCGCCATGTCCAGTGTTGTGGTGAACGGGGCGAAACAGAGCTTCGTCAACACCACTGGCGGGCTCAAGGGCTGCTCCATGGCCTACAACAGCGGCTTGCCGACAGCGCCCAACAGCACCTCGGCGCTGGTGCCATCGAGCACATTCCAGGTTCCCGGAGTCGGAACGATGACTCCCGGCCTCATGACTCTGGCAACCCATCTCGATTGGGCAAACACGACAGCCAGCGCCAAGGTCATGGTGCTTTTGGAGTCCTTTCAGAAGCTGATGAATCGCCGGACCGGCGACATGAATGCCCAGATGGACATCATTGCCAGCACTCAGGCACTGAACACATTGATCCAACTGGCCACCGCTGTGATGACCTACAACAGCAGCCAGCCCGCAGTAGGCGCTGCGAACTCTGTTGCCCAGACAGCTGCCGTGAGCCAGATCCTCAGCGGCATGCAGTCAACGACTGGCACTTCCTTCGTTGTCACCAACGGCCAGATGCAGGCCGTTCCTCCCACAGTCCCAGCACCGCCCAGCAATGTGCAAACGGTTCTGACCAACGGCGGCGTGAACCTGATTGTCGCCTCCTCGTCGACTGTAAAAGCACCCATCATTGGAGCAGTGAGCTAATGCCACGCACACCGGACACCACTCTTCAGGACAACGCCGCGCGCCGGCAAGAACGCCTCATGGCTTTCGTTGACGGCACGTCGACGAAGTCAAAACCCGGCAAAGCCGCAGTGATCCGCCGGACGATCAATGGCCAGGTCATCGAACCCAACATCAAGGGGCTTGGGCGCAGGACTGCTTCGTACTCTGGCGACAGGTTCCAGCCAATTGAGCGACCGACCGGCGACCGTTGCATCAGCGACAAGCAGATGGACAGCATGAAGATCGAGGACGCCGGCAAGATGCTGAACGGCGACCTGAACAAGATCAAGCTTGAGAAGGCAGCCGATTACATCGGCACCTACTACATGTGGAACGGCATCCTGATGCCGGAGTACGACATGCGTGAACCGCATGCCATCTCCGACACCGAGGTCTACGTCAAGCAGGCCGTGGCCCGCAAGCTGGCGCTGGCCGCGCGCGCCGGCTACGAGATCATGAGCGATCGGCAGGAAGATGCCGAATATGTCCAGACCCGAATCGATGCCTTTGAGTTCGTGACAGAGCGCAGCTTCGAGAGCTTCCTCAAGGGTGTTCTGCGCAACATGTTCCTGTGCTCCAACTGCTTCCTCCTCAAGATCCGCAAGGAAGACGCCGCTCCTGTCAGCAAGAAGAAGGGCGGCAGGGTTCCGGTCGCTGCCTATACGATCATCCCGGCCCACACCATGCACCCTTATCTGGAAAAGGGGAGAATCGCCAAGTGGCGCCGCATCTTCGACCATGGCATTCCCTGGATCGATTATCCGGTTGAGGACATCATCCACCTCAAGTGGGATGTGAAGCCCGGGCATATCTTCGGAACCCCGCGCACCATCGCCGTTCGTGACGACATCTTTGCCCTGCGCCGGCTGGAAGAGAACATCGAGCTTCTGTTCATCAACCACCTGTTCCCTCTGTTCCATGTCCAGGTTGGCAACGAGAAGGCGCCCTGCACTTACGGCCCGGGCGGTGAGTCCGAGATCGACATGGTGCGCTATCAGATTGAGAACATGCCCAAGGAGGGCGTGTTCGTCACCGATGAGCGCGTCACGGTCACCGCCGTTGGCGCCGAGGGCAAGTCACTCGACTTCAAGGCCCTGGTGGAGCACTTCAAGTCCCGGGTCTACATCGGCCTGGGCATGAGCGCCATCGACATGGGCGAAGGCGCCGACGCCACCCGTGCCACCGCCGACAACATCTCGCAGAACCTGAAGGATTCGATCAAGGCCGACCTCGACGAGCTCGCCGATCAGATCCGGATGCTCATCTTCAAGGAATGGTTCCAGGAGGCCAATTACTCCACATCCGTTCAGAAGGGTGTGGCCCGGACCAAGCTGTCATTCCACGAACTCGACCTCGACAATCGGATCAAGGAAGAGACGCATGTGATGGCCCTCTTCAACTCCCATCTGATCACGGAGACGGAAGCCCGCAAGCGGATGAAGTACAAGCCGATGACCAAGGCGGAGCAGAACGACACCCACTTCGCACTTCATGTGCTGCGTTTGGAACGGGAGATCATCAAGTACAAGACAGCTTCGGCCATCGAGATCGCTGGACAGGATGTCACGAACCAGAAGGCGTTGGCTGGAACCCAGATGAAGCTGATGGAAGCCCAGGCCAAGCTGTCCGAGGCCAAGGCTGGCCACGAGCAGCAGAGCCTCGAGGCGCAGGCAAAGCACCTGCCCGTTATCGCCAAGGCCAAGGTGGCCGTGGCCAATGCCAGCGCGCGCCGCGCCAGCAAGGGTACAGGCGCCGGCCGCCCGCGCGGAGGCACTGCCAAGAAGACCACACAAACCGCCGCGGCAACCGCCAATAAGATGCGGCCGGCCAACCAGCATGGATCCAAACTCGGTCCAGGCAAGAACAGTGACAGCCTCATCGGCGAGATCTATGAAGGCTTGGTGCAGGGTCGGGAGCGATTGATTGCTGATGGTCTGAATGTGGATAAGAACTGGCGTGAAGCAAGCGCAAGGATCGTCGACGAGATCGTTGAGCGACTCAACCAGCGCGAAATCACCGATTCAGTTGGTGATTCCTATACTAGACAGGAACGAGCCGCCGGATTGAATTCATTGAAGTCCGTGATTGCTGAAACTTCTGATCCTGAGCTTCTTTCCGTGATCCTTCGAGCGGAGTTGGAAGACGAGGTAGATAATGCCGAGCTTGAATATGCCGTTGCCGATCGCGCAGCTTAA